TTTACCAATTCTTAAAGGAAGACCAAGGGAGACAAAGACAAATATCTTTATCTCCCTTAGTTATATTCATATAAGTTACTTTACTTCAATCTGATTTTCACTTACATATGTCTGCAATTCTTCAAGAATACCCAGCAGATGTTCTGCCTGACTTTCAGTACAATCCTTTACAAGCTTGTTCTTTCCCAAATATCTGTCTGTGATACTCTTGTAATCTGCCATATAATGAGGAGATTCAAGTTCTTCGTCCAACTTTGATAACTGTCTAGCAATCTTACCGATAGAAGTCTTGACAGTCTTAAAATCGATTTCCTCAGCAACCTGAACTTTTACAGGTGCATCAACGAGCTTAATCTTCTTACCAGCTCCGTTAGTTTCCATTGCATCAGCAATAGCATTAACGAGCGCCTCATAACTAAGTTCAATCTTGTCGTTTAAGTTAGCAAAGTGTGAACCAGCATAAATTTCTGTAACCTGCTTACCTTCTTCGAATGTTATCTGACGAGGATAAATATATCTTGTGCCATTTTCCATTCCGATATAAGCTGTAATATCTACCATTCGGTTGATAATCTTACTACATCTTTCAGAAACATCTGGAGTGATATGCTTTACGCTTATCTGACCATCAGAATCGATACGAGCTTTTTCGTGTCCGATGAGACAAAGACCATAAGCTGTCTTTCCATCATTATCCATAATCTGGGTAATCTTACGAACATACTCTTCGAATTCCTTATCTACCATTTTATACCCTGCCATTCTGTTATCGTAGAGTTTTTTATCTCTACTTCTTATACTTGTTGTTTGTATAAGTTCAGCATATCTTTTCGCCCTAGAGCAAAGGGCGGATAGTCTCGTGGTAATTTATTTCTTTAAAGAGAGATATTTATTGTATTTACGTTCTAAACGAATTTGACTATTATTATAATACATAGCTTCAAACACTTTATTAGCTTCTGTGCCATAACAATATAATCTATACAATGGGGTTTTCCTATTATAGTCATCATGATGATTTTCTTTATGTAATACCATACTAGTTTTTACATTATATTCCTCCAACAAGAACTGTTGTATGGTTTCTAATAAAGATTTACTAGCCCCATCAAGCTGGAAAGTTAAACTTACTCCTGTTTGTTTAACACATCCGTCACCATCAAAATATCCACGAATATAATCTATCCAATATTGTCTGTCTAATTTTTTAGGAAAATCAAATTTATCGCTAGTGGTTTTATTTGGAATAATATTATAATATGCAAGTCTATCTTTTATATGTTTAGAAAAAAAATATAGTTTGCAATTATGATATCCACGCCTAGTAGTATAAGATACAACAGAACGTTCATTCTCAATAACCCGATTTATTTTTTCCAATAAAGCTTTATCGCTTTCTTGAAGTTCTATATAAATGCAATTTTCTTTAGAAGCAACACAGCCATCGCTAGCTAATAATCCCAGCATATATGCCATATTGTTGTTTTCTATATCAAAAAAATTTTCGTTTAGATTATAGCGTGTAATATTTGTTTCTTGAATATTTTTGATTTTAATATTGTTTTCGATTAATATTTTTTTAATGGTTCTATCATTCGTGCAATATTTTTTGGCCAGTCTCTTTTGCCCCATATTATTTACTGTATAATCGTAAATAATATCTTTAATTTCTTCTTTTGTAAATACGTGTTTCTTCATACCGAACAAACCTCCTTTTAAAGTTTAATATTACTATGCGTTGTGCGTGTCTAGGCTTTTAAACCAAGACTTCCGCTCTGATTAGCATTTCAGCCTTCCAGTTTTTTACTATCTTTTTCAAAAAGTATTACTACTTTAAGCGGCGCAAATTTCACCGTAGGGTATATCTCCAACCTTATCAACACCTTCACGGTCGCATACATAAGCTTCACATCTTTCGTACAGGAGACCAATGGTATCAATTGTGATTGTATCAAACTGCTGCTTGATATCATCATCACTTAACTGCTTAACATACTTCTTGAATTCACCCCAAGTTGGTACGTCTACTGCGTAAACGCCGTCAATTGCGTTGTAACCATGTTCTACTGCGAGGAGCAGATTTCTTGGGAACTGAACTGCGAGAGTTGTCTTACCAATCTTAGGAGCGCCGTATAAGAATACGAACTTACCCTTAAGGTCTCTACTTACTGTTGTTGGTTTAAGAGCTTTTAAATCAATTGCCATACTTGTTCACCTGTCTTTCAATTAAAACGGGAAATCATCATCTGCGATGTCTTCAACTACTACGTCTTCTACCTTCTTAGAAACTGTACCAATACTCTTTCTAGCTGCGCCAGAAGCTGTGCTATTGGAAGCATTATCATTCTTATTTCCAAGATATCCTGCTTCCTGAATTTCATTAAGGTGAGACTGTCTTTCTACCATAGCTGCCTTTACGAGCTTAGCATCAAGAGCCTGTTCGCTTTCAGAATCAATTACAGGTTCTGCGCCAGTGAGCACCCATTCAAGATAAGGCTTACCACCCTCAACTCTCTGAGTACCAATACCACCAGATTTGTTGGATGTAACCTTCTGGTTAGGAATGAGACTAAGGAAAAACTTTGCTGTGCTACCCTTTTCATAACCATTATCAGCAATTGGGTCAACAAGTTCTTCAGGAATAACAATACTCTTAAAATCGAGCATGTTTCCAAAGATATCTCTAGAAATCAGACGCATTCTCTGTCTACCAGTTGGGGTTTCATCTTCACCCTTTGTTTCATCCTTGAAAGAATGTACAAAACCTTCCATGTCTACATCAGCCTTATATTCGCTGAAATCGCCAAAGAACTGAAGACTAAATTCTGTAGCTTCTACAAGCTTTCCTTCCTTATTAACATAAGGGTGGTCTGTAAGAGAACCAATAGCTTCTACCATAGTAGGATTACTTTCGTTTTCAGTCATAGGAACTGCATTCTTAGCCCACTTCTTAACTGCTACGAAGTTCTTACTATCGCTACCATCAGCCTTCTTAGACTTTACAAAAGTCTTAAATCTGAGTCTGCTTACCTGAGATTCTCCGCACTGAATAACCCCATTAAATGAGATATAAGGGATACCAGCCTTTGTTTCTCCCTCTCTAACATCCTTGAGTTCAACAAGAGCGCCAGCGAGTGTTACTTTGTTTGTAAGTTGACGAATTTTTTCTGTCATGTTTTTTTCTCCTTTTAAAAATTTGTCTTAATATTTAACATAACTTGAATGTATCTCTTTCACATTCACAGTTAGATTATAGCACTTCTATATATGTTTGTCAATACCTTATTTGTAAAATTTTTAGATTTTTTAAGATTTTTCTTCCAGGGCCTTAACTCTGGCTTCAAGAGATACATAATTGCTTTCCAATGTGCTTACCCTTGATTGTAAATTACTTACACTAGATTGTAAATTACTTACATTGGTTTGTAATGTATTAACCTTAGATTCCAAAGTGGAAACTCTAGATTGTAAATTACTAATACTACTTGTATGAGAAGCAATATCTCTTGTATGTTCTCTTAATATCTTTTCCACTTCAGTGGATATTCCAGAATCTCCCGTTTCTGTAACTGGTTTATTTGTTGTACCATGTTTAGCGGATACCCAGCAATTACTATAACTACCATTTTTTAAAGTGAGCTCTACGCTATCGCCAGCTGCTAGTGCAAACGGTGTCTGATTGCTAATATTTGTAAAAATAATATCTGAGTCTGGTGGGAAATAAATATTTACCGTACCATCTTCATTCACTCTATCTACAATAGCCCCACTAAATTTTGGTACTGTCTTTAATGAATTATCTACCAATAGTCTAATACGGGTAAGCATTTGGTCTGCACAATTATTAATTTTCATATATTACTTACCTCCTTGCTGTGGCAAATCCTTTGTGTTACAAAGTTTTAAAGACATTAAACCATCTTCACTTGAGTATGAAATAGAAGTAAGTAGCAATTTCTCTCTTTGTAATCCCAAGAAATTATTTTCTACTTCTATAATATTGTTCACTACCAATAATGGATTAAATGACACATTACAATTAAAATCTACAGATACAAAACTTGCCTGTCTGAGATAATAATTCGCTAAGTCACGAGCTAATTCATTTGACCATATATTAGATTCTGTATATTTAGGAGCGCACCTGCGACCTATCTGTTGTATACAAATAGGCGAAGAAGGATTTTCATTTGTAACAATGGCTGAATAAATACCATTATCTACATTATCTCCAACTACTTTTACTACATTGATGACTTCTTCATTAGCATAACTTAATGTTAAATTATGTAATTCCCTATTAAGCTGTTCAAATACCCAGATAACAGGTTTGTTGGCATCATCTACAGTTTCATTTAATGGATAAAAGCAAAGGTTACCAATATTATTATAATAATATTCAGCTGATAATTGTGTAGCTAAAGCATCAATAACCTCGCCTAAATTACCGCCTTCTTCTACCCTAATTGTTGCCTGAGTCTTAAACCCTATAAAACTCGAATCTAAAATAACTGGCTGACTATCTAAAACATACCCAGCGCCAGTTGCAAAATTCATTAAACCTCTAATAGCATCTTCTACATCAGAGCCCAACTCAACTTCATACGCTTCTTCTAATGTACCCATCTTTCCTTCAAATATAGCATACTTGTCTTTAAGCTGTATTGTGACGGTTTTATTAGAAGCGTCTTGTGTTAATGAGACATCTCCCATAATATAAATACCACGAGGAAACCAAATTGTTTGTGTACCACTAACAATACCAATATCAAAACGGAATTTAGTGGAAAGCCAAATTCCATTGATAGAAGGAGTGTATTTTCCATCAGTATTAATTAATTCAACACTAATATTTCTACGTTGCCCATTTTGATATTCCTCAGTGTAGGATATTCCATTTACTGGAATATCCTCACTTGGAATAACATAGTTAACCGTTTCGTCAGGGTTTAAAACACTAATTCGAAAACGAGGTTTAATATAAGGTCTTTTAATAACTTTTTCTAAAGCGGAGAAATCTAAGCTGCTACCTTGCTCTGTTAACACATCGCCAAATAGTTCCATATTATTCCTCCCTTCTTTATACTATAATAGAAATATCATCCAAGCTCATTACTTCAGCCCAATTAAACGAAATTGTTGTAGGTAAAGTAATTGCTTTTGTATTTAAACTTGCATCTGGGCTTGCAGAAATCTGCACAATCCAGGCATTCCCTTTAATATCCTTTAACAGTTTTAACGAGCCATCGCTACAGAATTTCTTCCATTTAATATATTTTTCTAACTCTCTACTATATTGAGTGTCAGTAAATTCTTTACGTTTTGTATAATCGTTAATATCTGTATAATCTGTTGTTTTGTTTTCTCGTTCTG